TAATTGTGCGGTCAATCAACTGTATCTCTGAATTTCGGTTAAGCATCGCTGGGCTACCAGAGTAGTCAATTCGTTGCCCAAAACCATCGACGTAACCAGAACATTGATAGCTTGCAAATGTCCACCCTTGATTCAGCAATGCTAATCGAATACGGACATCACTTGTATTGTTTTGGATATTCTGTCCAACTTGGTCAATCCACAGCCTAATGCGATATCCACGGTCATTATTTGACCAAAATTCTACCATGATTAACTACCTCCCACGTATCTAATGACATTCCTGTCAGGATTGATGAAATCCTGCTCTTCTCGATAGCGACCAATCTGGATGGTTTTTGAGAAGATACCATTTTCGATGTGGATCACACCTTGTGAAATGTACATGACCTCATTACCAGCCGAGAACATTGAAATGCGTCCATTTGGGCTGAACAACATAGAGCTAGAGTTATCGGTTTTACCGATAACAAGCCCTTCATTTGATGAAGTCATGTAGCTGTCGATGAAGTTCCAGCGCTCTGACATATCGCTCAGATTGTTCTCTAGTTTTGCGACACGGGCACTGGCATCAGCCAGATTCTTTTCAGCTTGTGCCCGGTTAGTGTTATTCGCATTAACGAAATCTTGGTAGGCTTTGACCCATTGATTAAGTGTGTCAAGAGATGCTTTCGCTTCAAGCTCGGCTTGCACCACAGAATTAACTTCATTAAGCTTGTTTAGTTGTGCTTGTGTCAATACACTGTCAGCCTTAGAATCAATGTCATCTTGTACATCTTCGATGGCAGGGGTCCAGTCCGTTTTGACTGTCCCTTTTTCGATTTTCACTTCCCAGACAGACTTTCTAGCTGTTTTGCGATATGCGTTGACACGTAGATGATAGTTCCCTGTTGGTTTAACCCAAGTAATCTGCGTTCCTGTAGTCCCTGTTTTTAAATCAGATACAATCTGATAATTTTGGATTTTATCGTCCGTTAACCAGAGTGTCACATTATCGCTCTCAGCGTTTCCATTGTGAAAAGCAGTAAAATTACCGTCTGATTTTGCGCTGACAAGGTACTTTTGGTTTTGCTCTAAGTAGACAGAAGTTTCGCTTTTGTAAAGAACGAAATTATCAAAATTCGTTGGTTTTTTGTCCGGTTTAAAAGGTCCTTTCGAGCCCTTTAAGAGGTTGCGACCACCGACAGACACACTACCAGCAGTGTCATTCCATGCATAATCGGCTGGGTTGGTGCTATTCGCTTTATCGAAGTCGGTACATATACCCAGATACCGCTTGGTGCCATCTTGCGTTAGACTGAAACCAGTTTGACCGTCGGCACTATCCGCATAAGCAAAATGGACATAAGGTGTTCGTCCGTCTGCTCCAGCTTTGCCCGGAATACCGTCACGCCCGTCACTACCTTTCCACTTGGACCAGCGATAGTCTTGTGGGTTTCGGCTATCCGTAGTATTGAAATCTTGGTACATGCCGATAAACGCCTTGTCAGTGTCGGTTTGGCTGAAACCACTACCAGAGACCGTGTCAGCGTATGCTATGTGGGTGTACTGTGTTTTACCATCAGCACCCTTAACACCAGGAATACCTTGGTCACCTTTAGGACCTTGCAAGCCTTGTAAACCACGTTCGCCCTGCAATCCTCTGTCACCTTTAGGACCAGTTGGTCCTGTGTCGCCTTTATCACCTTTAACCCCTTGCTCCCCAATTTTAGAAACTGAGTATCCAGTTTCGCTAGTGTTATCGGTGTAGCTCCAGACTGTCTTAGTCCAGAGGTATTGCCCAGCTGGCACATTAGGCACTTGATTGTTCCAACCGTTGGTCGGTGGAACCGTCCCAGATACACCTATAGCGTAAGTAATTGAAGTGCTTCGAATACCGACACCATCTTTGCCCGGGATACCATCTGTACCACTGTTGCCATCTCTGGCGATGTAGACTTTTTGATAACCTGTTTCAGAGGTGTTATCGGTATAAGTCCAGACCGTTTTAGTCCAAAGCCATTGACCTTGAACTAATTTTGGAGGTGTTTGAGACCACGTCCCGGGCGTTATGCTATCTGATGCTGAAATTCCATAAAGAACCGTCGTGCCTCTTATCCCAACACCGTTTTTACCAGCGATGCCATCTCGTCCATCTCGACCGTTTAAGCCATCAGAGACACCGACAAATGTGATTTCATCGCTAGCAACTTCTTTCTCACCTACCCAAGCTGATACTGTAATTACAGTGGGTTTGGTAATCTTGCTTGCACTCACTGTGTAAGTCAGTCCAGCTCCAACAATAGAGCCATCAATTACAAATCGATAAGTTGCGTTAACTGTCTGATTTCCTCGTTTTAATGTCGGACGTAGTGTGGACTGCCCTGTATTGTTTTTAAAGATAACACCGTTATCCGTCGAAAAAAGGATGCTGTAAGGTCTACTGTTCTCAACCATCCGTTCGAAGA